ATTCGCCTGTTTCTTTATCGTAATAAGAAAGTATAAACTCTCCTAATGGTGTCTTTTCATTTTCTTTTTCTAATTTAATCTTTTCGCCGTCTGGTCCGTCAATCTCGTCGCCTTTTTTCTTGCCATTCATTTTGGCTTTCTTTACAGCGTGTGCATATGCGTTGCCTTCGTCAAAATCTGTCATATCAGCTAACTCTTCAATGACACCTTCAATTGCTTCATCTCTATCATCGTCTGGATGCTTGCCGTGTTCTGCACACCATTCGTTAATATCTTGATCAAGTTCTTCTTCGCTAATATGCATATAATCTGCTAGAGCTTTTTCGCCACCTTTTTCGTATGCATTCATCATATCTTCTACAGCTAAATCTCGATCGCTTGGCTCTGACCGCGGATCAAAACTTTCAATTTTTTTACAGCTACCCTTTTCGCCAGCTTTCTTACCAGGTACTTTGCGATAGCCTTTCCAACACTTGTCATACATTTTGCTGTTGCCGTGACGTTCGCCTTCTTCAATTTCATCTTCAGTCATTTCGAGTGTGGTCCAACTTGGATTACCACATTCATTACAAACATCAGAATCTTCTGTAAATTGTCCCATAGAAGTTTCAAATGCTGCTTCTATTTCTATTTCTTCTTTAGTCTTTTCTGCTTTGCTATACTTGTCTTTGAGCTTGCCTAGTTCTTCTTGACTAGCACCGTCGCGTCCTGCTGCGGCAGCTTTCTTCATATATTCTTTGCCGTGCTTCTTAACGCCTGTGTAATACTGTAAGCCTGACTCATCTAAATCATCTGGCCCTAATTCTTCTGCTTTGTTTGCTTCGCTTACTAGCTTGTAGATATAAGGAAATACGTCTGCTAATTCTTCATTAAACTGTCTAATAGTTAATTGGTCAATCCAATTTTCTGCAACATCTGTTGGTACATCTTCCATTACTGCCGGAGCAAATGCTTCAAATGTTTCTTTGTAGTATGCAGGGCGTTGCAATGATTCTAATGTTTTCTTAACTGTAGCAATACGTTGTTTTACTACATCAACATATTCACTTAGGCTTTCTGCCATCACAGCTGAACGTCCCATATAAGTTTTAAACTTACGCAGTTTATTCATTTCTTCCGACATACTAACAATGTGCTTGCCAAAATCATCATAAGCGTTACCGCCTTCTGCAACGTGTCTTGCCATTGCCCTAGCGCCAGTTATGTGCTTGTATGGATACTTGAATCTTTCACCTTCTGAACTTTCAATATATAAAGAACCAACCTTCTTTGCTCTGCCGCCTGCTGTTTCCTGGTCTATACCTTCAGTGTGTTTGATCATTAAACGTGCTCCATCAAAGTCTTGATAACTTATTCTTGATGTGCCGTACATTTTAGATTCTGTCATTGTATCATCTCCGCCACGATTTTTTGCTAAAAATTTGTAGTCTCTACTATTTAAGTTTGACTTAGTTATATCTCTTGTATCAAAAGTTAAGGCTCGTTTTCTTGCAAACATCCTTATTTCTTTTAAAAAATCATACCAATTGTTTTTTGTTAATTCTGTTTCGTTGGCTACTAAATCATCCCCGTATACAACTGCTATGTTTTTATCATCTAGACTAATACTTATCTTTCCAACTGGTCGACCTTCATTTACAAAATTAAAATCGAAGTAACGTGCTTGTTTTGGTTCATTGGTTACATTACCTTCAGCATCGCCAATAGTTACACTTGGAAAGCGTCCTCTTATTTTATTGAACAGTTCATCTGCTATTAAGTCTAAATTCTGCATAAATGTATTTATCAATAGTTACTGCTTATGAAGATAGGCATTGGTGCTTCATAATTTTCAATATCTTCTGCCTGTGTAAATGTATTGTATACCCTTGGATCCCAATCTTTCAATACTTCCATCATTCTTAGTGCAAGTAATGTAGCACTAATTAAATCGTCGTGAGCACCTGACTTTGCTGTATAACTACTACCTGTTGCAATAAAACTTTTTAATTCTCCAATTAAAGGTTTAGATTTAATTGTCATTTTATCATTTTCGACCATAGTTTTTAAACGACTACAAGCAGTAACTTTTGTACCGTGTGTAGTATTAAATCCTTTGCGGAATTTACGAACGTGTCCCTTACGGATAGGCTCACTGACGAACAAACCCGGAATGTTCTCTTCACCGAAGTCGTTTATAACGATTAGGGCAGCCTCGCCTAGTCCATTGTTCTCCACACTCCAATAAATTCCTTGCGGGTTTTTAGTTTCAGATTCAATGTATTTGCATATATCTGCAAGCACTCTTATCTGTCCTGGTATTGCTGTTTGGTTGTGTTGCCATTCGGCTACTTGTTCGTATGTAGGTAATTCATAAACTTGAATAGCAGCATAGTCTCCCCCGGTCCCCATACTAGGATCTAGTGCAATTGCATATGTGTATTGACTGGTAGGTTTTTTATACCAGCGTGTTTGACCCATATTTAAAATAGGACTTGCACCATCCATTGCAGCAAGTTTGATACTATTAATTAATGTTTCATCAAACACTAAGAATTCGCAACCATATTCTCGTCTAAACTTTTCTTCGCCGATACGTCCAATTTCTGCTGTTTTCCATTCTTCATCTCTATCCGGATGTTCGTGCCATTCAGCAACGAAACTATGAAACCCATTTCTTCCAACTTCTTGTTCGTTACCGTGTGTATCAAATTTATCTTCTGCTTGCTTCCAAATAGTAGCAAATGTATCTTCATCTGAATTAGGCGTACTTGTAATAATAGCTCGACCACCTGTTGCTAGTGTAGGTGATATCGATGTCCAAAACTCTTCGGCAATATTAGGTTGCACAAATGCAAACTCGTCACAGTATAGTAATGATATACTCATACCACGACCAGTGTTTCCAGTAGTTGTTTGACTAACAATTCTACTACCGTTTTCAAATTCTATCGAGCCTTTATTGTAACTTGTAACTCCTGCACGTATATGATCTTCACAAGATTCATAAACATAACGTATACGTGCCATAATTTCTTGAGCACCTGTGTACTTGTGTGCGGCAATAAGAATAGTTTGATCTGGATTAAACATTGCATACCACGCAAGATAGATAGCAGCGCAAGTTGTTTTACCGGTTTGTCTAGGCATCATATTGATATTAAATCTGTAGCTATGATAGCTATGCATCAAACGTAATTGATATTCATAAGGATCAAACAACAACTTACCTTGAGTAGGATGTTGAATAAATGCAAACTTACTTGCAAAATATAGGTATCCATTCTCAGAATCCATACACGCAGCAATATCTTCAACTTGTGCGTTTGTATATGTTTCTTGAGTGTGTGCTTTTTTAGTTAATACACCGTCTAAACTTTTAGTTGCCATACTGTATTTAACCTATAATATCGTCATAATAGCCTGTATCGAATCTCAAATCAAAGAGCTTGCGCTTATCTTGTTGTATTAGTACAGGTACAGGTGATGCATTAGGACCATTAGTAGGTTCGCTCCATAACCATTCGTATTTGATGTTTGTATCAAGTTTTTTACATAATTTTTTTAAACGCCTGCGATTAAGACCAGGACATATATAAACAATAGCTTGATTACTGCCAAGAGATTCAACTTCTCCAGACCATTGTGTAATTTTTATTTCACCTTTTTTATGAGCTGCTCCACTCCAAGGGCACACTGGCTTTATATGTTCAAAGTATTTAGACCAGTCAATATCATTTTGCTTCATAAAGATATTTACTCAAAAAAATAGGACCCGAAGGTCCTATTGAATAGTATTAGTTACGAAAATTATTAACTACATCCGCAACTTGAACAAGCCATTAGTTTAACTTTTCCGGCCTTGCCGCACTCTGGACACTTTTCTGTTTTTTGTTCAACTGTGTCTTCTTTGGCTTTCTTTTTACCCCGTCCACGACCTTCGGTAGTTTTAATATCTTCTTTGGCTTTCTTTTTGCCGCGACCGCGACCTTCATCAAACTTCATATTGCTTAGTTTAGCCCAAAGCTCTTCTTTAATGCTAGATTCTAGTGTATCCTCTTCGCTTGCTTTACGTGCTAATTCTTCTTGTGCTTCTGGACTTTTTCCTTTAATAGCATAAGTTGTTTCATCATCGTCTGCAAGCTCCATTGGATTATCACCGTCTTGTGTAGCTGGATACGCTTTCTTACTTCTGTGTAAATCGTCTCCTGACTGAATAACATCGTCTATTGCTTTGTATTGCTCGTCTGGCTCATTGTCATATTCTGCAACTGGTGTATCGTCTATTTCAATATCATCATTGCAACCCATATCTCTTACATCATCATCGCCTGGCACATCGTCTTTACCTGGAATCTTTGGGTCATCCATAATTCCTGCTAAACGCTCCATATCACGACGCATTGGCAGCATATCAGGACCAACTGGTTCTGCATCTTTAAGACCTGCATTTTTCATCATATCAAGTAAATCTGCAACGTGTTCTTTGCCACTTGCATTCATTGATACATTTACTGTTACAGGATTGCCTTTGTCTTCTTGTGGTTGTGGCGACATTGGTGGTACCATAGGCATACCTTCGTCTACGCCACATTCTTCAATGGTATCCATTGACTCTAGTAGTTTTTTCATATCCATTTTAGTTTGCCTCCGGTGCCGCTGCACTTGGGTCGTGCTGGCGTTCTTTACGAGCCACTTCTAGCTCTTTTAGAAGATCCATAACACGGTTACCGCCTACACTTTCTTGTGCGCTTTCGCCGCCCATATCTTCTGCTGTTAATTTTGTTTCATATGTTGTATCTTCTGGCATCTCTTGATATTTTTCTTGCATATCGCCAGGTCTGCGTACAATGATGTATGCTTGCGCAATATTACAACAATCACCAATGTATTCTTGTAATACATCTGGAGTTGATGAATAGTTAAGCGTTACATCAAAATATGTTACTTCGGTATTTTCTAACTGTGGAAAATCTAAAGGTCGTTCTTGAACTGGTGTTCTTTTACCTTTGGTCATTTCTACAACACTATATTTTTCTAAACATCTTCTAATACTTTCTTCGCAGTTGTCAGGCAAATCGCCTGCAATACCAACTTTGAATTCGTATGTTTTTTTAGATTCGTTTAGTAATTCTTGAAACCTTGTCATCATTTTCCGTATTCCCGTTATATGTTATTTATCTTTCTCAAGACCTTTTAACTTCTCTAACAGGCTGTTGCGATCTGTAACTACATATCCTTCACCAGAAATTAAACCGTCCTCACTAGGTCCGCTATCTTGATCCATTTTTTGTTTTTTCAATTGTAAGTCAATCATTTTTAGTTTTTTGTCCATTTTTGCAACTTTTGCATCTAGACTAGTTTTAAGCATACCGCCAGCAACTTCAAAAACTCTTCCACTATAACGACTTTCGACATTCATACCAAGATCCATCAAATCTTCATATGCTGTTAATGCTCTTTCAGCAATATCATTAAGTTCTTCGTCGGCTTTTTCGCCTAAACCTTTGACAGCAGGTAACGCCTTAGCAATCTTGTCAAATTCTGCTATATCACGAAAACTTTCTTGATGAGCAATTTCGTGCTTAGATTGCTCTTTTTCTTGTTGTTCAGCTTGTTTGATAATCTCTTTGGAATCATCCATATTAAGCAAATCTTCTAATTTTTTAGTCATTGATCCATTCCATTAACTGCTACTATTATTTATCAGAATTTATATCCAAACAATTTAATATCTTTTTCAAACTTATTTTCTACTATTTGTTTAGTATTATCGTTATAATATTCTCTATAATCTTTGTTCCTAGACGAGGTATTTAAATACGGTAACTCTTGTTTGATATTAAATTTGTCTTTTAGTAGTTGTATATCGGTGTTTATATTTTCTAATTTCATAATATAAGATACATCAATAGTTGTTTGATGTTGGCCTTTTAAATTTGTATTTTCTATAAAATATTCAAAGCCTTTTTCAAAATCTTCTAAAACTTGTTGGTTATATTCTAAGCTAAATTTGCCTTTATTTTTTGGTTTAGAAATCCTGCGCAATGCTCTATCTCTAGTAAAGTAGTACCAACTTACACACCAGTCCCAAGGATTTCGTACAACTGCAAAACTAAAGTTAAACTTTCCGTATTTTTCTTCTAAGGTATTTAATGTATGATGTTTATTTGATTTTGTAACACAAGAATTGGTGTTATCTAACAACCATTTCTGGATACTAGACCCACCGGTTTTAGGAACGTGTACAAAGACACTATTATAGTCTTTGACAATTACAGCCATTATCTTCTTTTGCCGTTGTGGAAAATATCTTGTTCAGTTATAATCCTAAAAAAGATGCCTTTTTGCTTACAATATGCTCTAGCAGCCTCCCATTTGGCTTGATTAACTATCCAATGTGCTTGGTTATGTCTGCTACGGCCTAGTTTTTCTTTTACTGTTTGATTTTCTGGTTTTACTTCTATAAGTTCAACTCGTTGTTTTCCTTTCCTATCTGCATATGCAATAAAAAAGTCCGGTACATATATTGTATGTTTTCCGGTTAGAGGATTTCTATATGGAATTTTAATTGCTTCACTTGCCCATTTTGCAACACTAGGATGTTCGTCACAAAATTTCATAAAAGTAAATTCCCAACTACTACGATAAGTTGGTGTCTTAGTCCCTATATATTTTTCAGGGTTTTTGAGAGAATATTTTCCTTGTGCAAATCTACCCATATCATCCTAGTATAAAATATTCCTCTTCTCAAGTTTTTCGTATTTTGATTCTACTTTAAACCCAAGAGTACTAATTTTTTCCCTATCATAATTTAATACATTTGCGACAATATCGCTTAACTGAACATTGGTTAAACCCTTCAGTGTGTCAATAAGTTCAAATACATTTATACTATCAATCTTTGCTTGTTGTAACAGTGCAGTTGCAACAGCAATAGCACTTGATTTTTCAAATCCTCTATTTTCAAAATATCCAATTACTGCATCAACTTCCGAAGCAGGATACTCTATTCTATCAGTGAGATACTTGTTAAAGAATTGTTTTACTTCTCCGGCGCTATCACTTGATGCTTGTTGTGGTAAATTAGATGCCATTATGTATTTCCTAAAGGATTTTTCTGTGCAGAAACAGTACTAGTATTTCCTTGTCCAATTTCTGTAAAGTTATTTACTATTTGATTTGCTAGTTGTCCTATCTTTTGATTACCGTTTTCGATACCGTTATCAACTTGAGTTAATATTGCAGCCTTTTCTGTAGCGTTAAGAGTATCCCAGGTTGTTAAATCTGCTAACGTTTCAGATGTTGTACTAACTGCTCCTATTGCCAAAGCCTTCTTAGCTAGTGTTTCTTTTAGTTCAGGGTTATCATTTAATGTTTGTACTATTTCTGCAGAAGGATATAACTTATCTTCCTTCTGTGTGGTAATTGGTATCGCCTCAGTAGTTTGCGTTCCTGTTCCTCCGCTTTTAGGAAAACTGGTATTTGCAAGTCCACTAACATTGGTTCCTGTTGCTGTTCTAATAGTTTGTCCTGCAACCTGATATGCTTCATTACGTACACTTTCTTTAGTTAACTCTTTTGCATTACCAATTGTTCGAGCTGCTGTAAGTAGTGTTCCGAGGTCAGCTTTTCCACTTGCTATGTCGCCTAGTACACTAGTTCCGCCTGCTAGTACGCCAGCACTACCAAATAAACTTGCAGCACTTCCTGCTGCAATAGGACTAGGTGTATTGTCGTAATGTACAGTACCAAAGCCTTTGGGCGAGTTACCTTCATCAATAGGACCGTCTGCATAAAACACACTTTCATATGCTACAGTCATTGAATTTTGCACTGGGTCTGCGCCGACACTATTTTCTAAGACATCGTGTGCCCAACTTTCGATTATTGGATTAACTAGTGTTAGTGTTAGATATTGATGTCTTGCCATTTGGCTTATTTGTATACTTGTAAAAAACGGCTCGTATTGATTGTTGTCTAAACCAAAGCGATCGCCGTTGCGTGTTTCTCCCATATAGGTATTAAATCTATCATAAGGACGAGCTGTTTGATTAGGTGCACCTGCACCATCTCTACTACCATATGTGCCGTCTGCAAAATAGTAGTTATAGTATGCTGTCCATAATTGAGTAACAATACTATTGTTGTCGTCGTGAAATATGATGCTTACAGGAGCATAATCAATGCGTGTTTGTAAATTCTTTTTGCGGTTATATTTGTTTTTAGTTTCTGTCTGGATGTCAAACTTAGGCATAGTAACACTTTTAACAAGCATATTAACTTCGTTACTATGACGTTGTACCCATCCAGGTAATATCTTGTTTACTACATTTTCATTTAAATTTAATGTAACGTGATATAAAAACTTTTGTTTTGGGGCGAGACGAAAGTTATCGTCAGTATAGAGTCTTGCTGCGTGAGTGTAATCGGCCATATCCCCTTTAGGACTAAGGGCGCCGTTTACTAAATTATCTAAGAATCCATTGAATATATTTGCCATACTAATATTTATCCAATATAATAATGTGCGTATATAAAGAAATAGGGAGCCAGGCTCCCTATATCAATAGACTAATTAATTAGTTTAACTATTAGCTTGTGCCGGTAGCTGCTGCTACTGCTGCAACACTTCTACCAATTGCTGTACCAACGCCGCCGCCTGATGCGCCTTGTGTTTGTATAGCATTGTCGTATTTAATAGTTAGTGCAACTGTTACAGGTTCATTTGCACTGTATGCTAATGAATTGTAGTTTGCACTTTCTAAATAACAACCGTATAGTTCAAAAGTGTCTAGTGCTTCTGGTGCGAAGTTACCGTTACCGCCGTCTAAAATTTCAATTCTAGTTACAAACTTGTAGTCAATACCTGATGCTGCACTAGACTGTTCCATAAAGTCGAACTGTCTTTGTAGTTGTTCACCAACTAGTTTTTGTACTGCACCTGTTGCATCGTCTCTTAAAGTTAATGTAATTGCTTCCCAGGTATGTTTACCTGCAAGATAAACTCTTGAGTTGTATACGTCAACAGTCATTGTCTCGAAGCTTACGTTTGGTCTAGTAACATCCTGTACCTGTTTAGTTAATTCTGTTACTTCTCCTGTACTGACACCAAAGTTTTCCAAGCTCACTCTAAAGCGATATTGTAGTTTTGGCATAAGTAACCCTTGTGTAGAGTTACTTGCGTCAGAAGCTAACGGAACTGTGATTTTTGATAATGATGAAATAGCCATTTACTTTGCTCCTAATTTGTTATATATATTTATCATTTTTACAAGCCTGCTATCTCACCAGTATTTTTAAGTCTGAGTGGAATGTAAACAAACTCAACAGCCTTAACTGGTTCTATCGCTATATCTAAATAAAGCTCGTTTCGATCAATACGTGCTGGAGTGTTGTTACTATTGTCACATACAACTAAGAAGTCGTATAGTGCTCTAGCGCCAACTAGCTCTAGCATTAAGCTCTCTGCTGCCTGCTTGATCTGATCACGTGTGATCTTATCATTAGGTTCAAAGATGTAAGGTTTAGCTAACTTGTTCAATTGTGAACGTAAGTAGATAACCAAACGTGCTACATTGATTCTATCTAATGAACTTGCTGCTCTTGCACGAGTCTTTTGACCGTAGTTAACAAGACCTGCGCCATTGATAAATGTAATTGGGTTAACGTTTACACTGTAAAGTGTGTCACGCTGTCCTTCGTTTAATGCAACTGAAGTAAATTCTCCTTGTGCGTTAACAAATCCTGTTGCTGAAGCATTTGTAATGCCGCCGCGTCTTGTGCCTGCTGGTGCAAACCAAGGATAGCTAACTTGGTCACTTAATGCAATAGTACGTAGCATCATATGACTTGGTGGAACAACAACATTGTTTCCGGCATTGTCACTTGTAAAGCCCCAAGGGTAAAAAATACCTAAGTATTCATCTCTACTAACAAGTCCGTCATCATTGTCTTCAACTGCTAATTTAGTGTTTTGACCCCATTCGTTAAGTGTTGTAGCATCTGATGATAATCTAGCCGGTACATCACCTAATATAAATGCGCTTAGTCCTCTATCGTTATTTAGAGTAATCATTTCACCAATTAGTTCTGGATAACCCGGAGTAGCCATTACATTAAAGATTCTTGATTCGTCATCCCTAATTTCTTGGTTACTGTTCATACCAGCTTGTAATCCTTGTACAACAACTTTACGCTGTGCGTGGCGACCAAATGATCCGCTACCGTCTTCTTGGTTAGCTGACTCAGTGACCCAACGATGTGGATGATAACCACTCATTGATACATCGCCTTGTCTTGCGTTATCAGCAGTAATATCTATAGAATTACGTACAAATTTCTTAACATTAAATCCGCTTCTGCGTAAGTTCCATAGCAACATACCTTGTGGATATAGTGCTGGATCTGGAGCATCCGGATCTAAGTAATCACTTAGTAGTAGGTCTGCAATAGCACCTTCTGTGCTCAATGCACCTGCTGTTGACCAACGTGCATCTGCAAATAATACACCATCTTCTGTAGTTTGATCTGATTTATCAATTAAATCCCAAACTGTAGTTGATGCGTTGTAACGATAAATTGTTGGATAGTTTTCTAAATCTGCTGTACTAATCCAAAGGTCATCGCCGCTTGGTGTTGTAGGTTCGGTTGCCGCAGTAGTAATTTTCGCGCCAGGATGAACGTTTTGGTAACCCTTCCAAGTTGTACCATCGTGTACCATCATATCAACTTCGTCAACTACTGAACTGTACCATAGTGTACCGTCTGCTGTTGTTGAAGTTGGTGCTGTAGCTGAAGCAGTAAATGCTGACAATACTGTCCAGTTACTAATTACTGTTGCTGAAATACCGATATCTGCAAGTGCGCCATCAGTATCAGTAATTTTAACATCACCGCCTTTTGAGTGTGAAATAACAATTCTATTAGTTGCATCAATTGAAGCAACAACACTTGCAAATCCTGCACTGTTAATTGCATCTGCAATTAGTTCTGCGTCAGTAGTTGCACCTGTTGCTACAACACTCATTGTTTTTGATGTGTATGTTGCTACGCCTGGCTTTGTTTCTTGAAGTGTAAATCCGTATGTGCCAGCACTTATTGATGATGCTGTTATTGCACTAGATGTAACTGATGAAGCACCTGCTTTTGATCTGCGGAAGATTTTAAATTCTGCTAGTTCGTCTACTGCTTCTGTCCAGTTTGATTGTACATAAAGATCACCTACTGCAAGATTAATTCCGCCGCCAACTTTATCAAGTGCTAGTAATGCTGCTGCATTACTATCGTAAATTGGTGCAGCAACTAAATCCCATAGTGCTGTGTCTTGGTTCCAAACTTTAACTCTCCAACGTGCGCCGCTGTTTGGCTCAGTTGTTTTAACCCAAACACTTCCTGTTGGGCGAGGCTTAGTTGAAGCTGTCTTCCATTGTGGAACTGATGTATGTGGATCAATTACTAGTTCTGGAATGTAGTATGTACCTGCTGTAATACCAACTTGAGCTAGTAATCCTGTTCCTTCTGCAATTACAATGTTATCTGCATTGCTGCCGTCATTGAATATAGCAAGTTGCCCATCAATGTTTGCTGCTGTAACACCTGCATTTGACAAGTTTGAAACAGCGTTGAATGCTGTAACAACATCGTCTAAAGTTGTTCCGCTTACTGCAACACTTTCGCCATCTACAGTAAATGTGTTTGCTGATGTAATTGTTGTTATCGCGCCGCCTGTTACTGTTGGCACTGTACCTGTCCAAGTAGTTGTTCCTACTTTGACCCAGTTACCTAAATAGTTTTTGTAATATACAGTATACGCTGTAGTTTGTCCTGCAACAACTGCATAGTCACCAATTGCGCCAACTGACCCTTTTGGTACGCCGCCTGTTATTTGAGCTGCATCTGTGATTACAGTTGGTGCTTTGACTCCGAATGCTTGTCCGCCTGTTGATGTTACGGCTGCGCCGTTCCATTCAAAAATACCAAATGATGTCGATGCAGTGTCTACCCAATATGCGCCATCTGCTGGTGCACCTGCGGGAGCATTTGCTGCTGCTTGTAATTCACCTAGGTCTACGTCTGCACGTACAACCCAAGCTCTGTTTGAAACGCCAAGTAATGAGTAAGCTGCTTGTAGCCCGTATTCATTCAGTTCGCCTGCGTGAATAGCATTATTACTTGCGTCAGTGTAAAAAATTGGATCTCCAAAAGTTTCTGTAAGGTCGCGCTGCGAAGTAAGCAAATAAGGTGTACCTGCTTTAGCCTTTGTAGTACCTGGAGCAATACCTGTGCCAGCGCCATTAGTTTTATTTTCGGCGGAAGCAACAAATATCAGTGGAACCGTACCCGGTTCAGCTGGTGTGTAGAAACTTTCGTCTACTACGCTAACCTGTACGCCTGGTGATGTTAGTGCCATATTATTTCTCCTATTAATAGTGTGAGCATTCGTTACTATTATTTAGCCTATATAAAATAAAACACCGTGATATACACCAATAAAAAGGCACCAAAAAGGTGAGCTAAATACATTATGCGACCTTTATGCAAATGTGGCTTGCGTCCTGCCGCTATAAACTATAAAAAAGAGGGCAAAACCTATTATCGTTCATTGTGCGAACGATGTTTACGCAACGGTGTCGGACACGGAATTCCTAAATGGAAACGTACCGGTTATCAAAAAAAAGACAATTGTGAAAAGTGTGGATTTAAAAGTAAGCACTCAGAACAGTTCAATGTGTTTCATATTGACGGTAATCTACAAAACTGTCGACCTAGCAATCTAAAAACAATATGTGCTAACTGTCAACGAGTTCTTCAGAAGGAAGGCATACGTTGGAAACAGGGAGACTTAGTCCCTGATTTTTAAATATTGTTTTCATTAATGTATGTACATTCTTTCTCAAGCGTTGCAGATCACTATTATTGTCAATAGTATAATCACACATCCATTGTTCGATACTCATTGAACTAGGATCTTCTGTAGGTAAATGATCTGTCCTATCTACCCATATAGCATAGTCGAATAATTCTTCGTTTTGCATTGCAAAAAATTCACGCTTATTGCGAAGTCCGCAATAGATATCGTGCTCGGCAAACAGATTACGTCCGAGACGTGCTAAATCATCTTTACAATAATTATGAATCATATCATACCATTCGGTACGATGATTGTGGCGATCTTGATAACACTCTTCTTCGCTAGTATAGCTATACTGCCATTTAAGATGTTTAAATATAAACAGTTCAGAACAAAATTTTGACGACGATTGGAATGTATATCCGTATGCTTCTAACATCTCACATACCGTATCTTTGCCGTGACGGCCGTGTCCTACAACTAATAACTTTGGTAACACAGACTACTCCTTTTAAACTTTACTTAATTATAGCGTAGTTTGTAGTGTATGTCAACCTTTTTCATTTATCATTTCAGCTTCACGAGCTTTATATGCGGCTTCAAAACCTGTAGCACCGTATTCTGCTC